TCCTAATTGATATAAATTGTTATTATCTGTTTTAAATCTAAATTCTAGCGTATTAGGAGCTACGTAATTATTTAAACTATTTTTATAAGAAGCTAGCGGTAACTCTAAACTACCTGTTTGTGAGTTCCAAGCATAATGATAAACATCATGCACATACTCTGGATAATGATCATTATCAGTAAATGTTGAAGGACCGCCATATTCTTTAATAGTTAATACGGATGCTGGAATACCAAAACAAGATAAAAGAGCTTTTACAGATCTAGAAGTGCCTTTGGTTTTTAATATATAAGGTAAATTGTTTACAATTCTTCTCCAAATTTCTTTTGTATTAGATGCGTCTGAAATTGAAGTAATTCCATTTGTACCATCTTGTAAAGCAATTCCATTTTCATCAACACCTAAAGAGTATTTCCATAATTCAGAAGATGATCTTCCATTTAATAGATTAATGCCTAAAGAAGAGGCTACTTGATAAAGTAAATCTTCAGACATACCATCTTTAGGATGTTCTTCTCGAGTATGTATACTTGAAAGACTGTTAACGTAAGTCCATAAAATATCAAAATGCTGACCTAACATATTTACAAACAACAAAAACTCATCTGAGTCGTCTGAGTCTTGAATATGTAAAGGAATTGTATTTTGAAGTTTATGTGTATTGAATCTATCGTATATTTCAGCTTTTTCTAATAAGTCTGCATAATAAGTTTCTCCATTAACAGAATTTGTCGCTTCTTGAATTTTAAAATATTCATATGGATCAGGGTCTCCTGCTTCGGTCCAATTGCTACTATATGTACTCCATAAAGTATAAGCATCTAACCAAGTAAATGCAGTAACTGCTTTTTTAGGCCATGGGTCAATTGAACCTGTGCCTGAATCGTAATGTGTATATAATCTAGAACCTGTTGACTCGAAAAATAAATACTTTTCAAAATCATCAAAACCACTTACAACTGCATTTCTTTTAAAGTAAACATCTGATATATTATTGTTAACGATAGTTCCTCCGATTACTTGAGATAAAGTTTCAGATTGATTTGTATAATATTCAATTAACTCTAATTTGTATTTGAAGTTTTTAACTCGCTCAACTGCAGATCCATAGTGAACAAAATTGTCAAATAATCTATAATTGATATTTAATTTAATTCCTGCTAATGAGCCAGAAAATTGAGAATCAATTAATTGTTGTGAAGTTGATACATTTGTAGATAATAAATCATTCCACGATTTAAAGTCTGTTGCTACAGATCCTCCTTCTTCAGATTCTAATTCAAAATTAGGACCAGCTAATGTATTAACTGGATCTGGAATATGTTTAGGAATAATAGAAACGACATCTAATATTGGATTGATAATTTCTTCTGAAATCCAAACTTTAGATTTTTCTCCATACTTTGCAGGTAATGGATTATATAGCTTTACAATTACTTCTGGAGTGTCTGTAAAATCAATATCAAATCTAAAATTAATTATTTGATACGTTTCATTAAATCCAAAGTTTAAGACAAATGAATCGAATATGTCATTTGTAGATAATTCTTCCCATCTATCACGCAATTCAAACAGCTGTCGTAATAATTCAGTATTAGAATTGTCAGCTAATTGAATTCTTAATTCTCTTCTAGAAGGCGATATTTCTTTAATCCAAGCTTTTTGGCTTTCATAACTACCTAAAATATTATCAACGAAATTGTATACTAATCTATATTGACCTCTGGTAATTCCTAACGTTTCTAATTCCTTAACAGCATCTATTCCTACATGTTGATAAGCAATTAAATTAGAAGTAGTGTCATTACTTTCAATAGAATAAATTGCTTTATGATTGCCGGTTAAATAAACTCCGTCTGGAGTATATACATGCAATTCTAAATTAGGTAATGAACTTGATTTTAATGTTACTGAATAATTTCGAACATCTAAAAGAGCTTTATCAACAGACTCTAATCTAGACACTTTTGAAGTGCTAGATGCTTTTAAAAGTTCTTTTTGATTAGTGTAAACTGATAACATTTATTTCTTTAATATAAATATCTTATTAAGATATTCCAGGTTGTTTTATTTGTTAGCCCAAACTTTCATTCCGTAATTGGTAAGAACTAATTTACCTTCATCAGTTAATAATAACGTTCCAGTGTCTGATAGTGCTGGTTTAACCGTATTATTTTGTCTAGTACTTATTTCTTTAACCCATGCAAACGTATCGTCAGTGCCATTATCAACTAAATTAATGCCTAATCCATATTCATATACTAAAAGGTACCATGTACCGGCAGTCGATCTATAAGTGTTAGACGCCCAGTCAGCTTCATATGGAATATCTTTAATTGCTTGACCGTAAATATCAAATTCTCCTTTATATACTACGAAGTTTCTATCATCTTGCATTACTGCAATGTATTTTTTATTTTTTGATAACAACCTGTCTGCTGGGATTCCATTTTCAATTTTACGTGAAATTAGACTTTTATTAAAACGTAATATATTTGAAACTTTATTTGATTCAGGTTCTACATTTACCGTAGGAGTTCCTGGGTTTTGAATCATAGTTTTCATTTGCTCTAAAAGTTGAGCAATTCTATCATTAAGACTTTTAATTTTTTGAGCATCTGTTTGTTTACTAGACAATAGTGTTTGTCTTTCAGTTTCTAACGCATCTATTTTAGCTTGTAAAAAATTAATTGGTGCACCGCTATCTTTACGAGTAAATTCAGCAAACTCAACATCAATAACCTGATTGAATTTTGTTTGTGATGTTTTTTGTGTATTTAGATTAACTAAAATTCTTTTAGAAGATACATCTTGATTTTTATCAATAACAGTCATTCCCTTTGAGTCTTTTTCAAAAGGAGGAAATTTAATTGGTTCAATTTTATCAGGATTGATTTCCCCTGTCATTATTTTAGCAGGGTCAAATTCATGTAACTCGTATGATATCATTATTTAACTATTTTAAATGTAAAATCGTTTGAAGTAAAATATTCTGTTACTCCAGAAAATATTGATTTAATTTCAAATTTATAAAATCTTTCTCCATATAACATAGTAGTGTAAAAATCAAAATACGATCCTGCACTAGTAGTACTTATTTTAGTATAATCACTGTATGGAATAATAATATTGTCGTTATGAGCATCTTTGATTTGATAATACGACGTTGCTGGTAATGCTTTTAAAGTTGCAAACGTTGAATTTTGACTAAATGCCGGTCTAGGATATTTTGGTCTAGCTCCTAAAGAAATTCTAACTTTTTTATCTTTTAAAAATTCACCTTTGAAAGAATTTACATAAACAATAGGATTGTCTTCGTAAGTTACGACAGATAAAGATCCTGTGCTATATAAAGAACCTGTCCAGTTAATAAACAATTGAGGTTCATATACTGTATGAGTATCTGATCCATAAAATTGCATTACTGTTTTAGGCCAATGTGCTGTTGTAATTTCTGAATTTTTAAATGTAACTAAAAATCCATTATTTGTCATTGAACCAGTATGCCAAGCTTTAACAATATTAGTAACATCAATACTTAAAGTATCGTCTGTTTTAAAATTAAATGATTGACTAACTATTGAAGCTGTATACCAAGATCCACCACCTGTTTCAATATTATATGCTCTAGCTGTTCCTGCGGTTGTTATATCTGACCAATTTAATGATCCAGTACCGGAAACTGATTTCCAAGTAGCTCCATCCGTAATGCTATCGCTATTTTGAATGCCGGCAGGAGAGGTTAAATAACCTGTTCCATTTACCCATGCATTGGAAACTGCTTTTGCTTCAATATTATATGATTGAGGTACTTCAAATTCTTGTACAGTATACAATTTTAAATCTGCAGTAATATTATTTATTGAAATGCTATTATCAGATAATATTGAAGATAATGAAGACAAATCAAATTTGATTAATATTCTAGATTCAGACAAATCTCCTGTTGAGTTATCTCCTTCTTTTCGCAGTTCTAAAATTTGGTCTAATCCAGTATTTCTATAAGGATCAGTTTCGTATATTGTAGTGTCTTGTAATGTAGGTATTGACCAGATCATAATTAATTATATTTAAAGCGAAACAACTTTACCAATGATATCTTTATTTGGATATTTAATTTCAAATATTGAAGGATCTAATGAAGGATAAATTACTCCTGCTTTAGTCGCTGCACTTATATCATATACATTACCAGAGTACCCACTATTAGTATCAAATAAATTTGCAATTTGTACTGAAGTAACTGACTGAACTCCTTCTACTCGATCTAATTCTGTATATAATTTCGAAATAACTATAGGCTGATTAATTTGCCATAGCTTGTTATTAAATATCGTTTTTATTTTATCAATACATTTAATTAGAACTTCATTTGAATTGTATTCAGGTAATGTGATAATTTCAAATTTCACTCCTATATTAATAATGTATGCAGTTTTAATATTAACTGCATCTGTTAAAATTCTATAATTGTTAATGTATGTTTTTAAATTTTCTTTCACAGCTGCATTTAACGGCGCCAAAGCTCCATTTCCATCATATCCTAAAGTATATAAGTTAATGGCTAATGGGTTAGGTATCATCTCTTGACCATTGTCAGGATTAATTTGTTGATCTTGAATTACATATGCTTTTGCAACAGATCCAAATCTCGAAGGCATTGAATATGCTCTAATAATATAATCTTGAGTCGTTACCGCTCTTT